TCGGCTTGAGATTTTGGAATAAATTTAAATTGAAATGTAAATTCTCTTAATGCGACACCACGAAAGACCGCTCTGACATTAGGATTAAGTGTTACACCAACAGCCAAAGGTATTGCATTTTTTGCCGCTTCCGGCATAAATGGAAAGTTTGAAACAAGTCTGGATGCTGCCAATCTTGCAGTATCACCTGATAAATTACTATTAAAAAGATCAAAAGTAGATGATAGACCATTTATCAATGAATCAAAAATTGAACCAATAACACCACCACCTTCTTGTACACCAGCCAAAGCAGCTGCTCCAGAAAAACCTAAATTAGGAGTTTCATATGAAAGACCATCATTAACTGAATATGAGATTGGCAAGTAAAGGCTACACAATTGTCCAGGCGCCTCAATCAATTTCATTGGTGATCCTTCAACATCACTAACACCACTAAGGTTAAGAGATCTACCCCCTTCGATAGCCCCATAGGCAGCTTGAACTAGTTCTTCATCCTTATTTCTAAATGGTGCCGTTCCATCTGCATCTGCTTCAAACCTTGCTTGTACTTCTTTAAAGGCTTCTGTGGCTCTAAAAAGTTCTGGCCCAGTAATCTCAGGTGGTATAACCTTGTACGCCTGAAACTGAATTTTACTTCTACACCGATCTTGGTTTTCAAGTGGGTATTTTAACGCCATTGTGTATCCTATACATAGAAATAGTTTAATTTTATTTATAGAGTTCTATGGCATATTCTGGTAGATATCAGGTTATCAATCGTAACAAATATAAAGGCAACGCCGATGGTGTCGTCTATAGATCGTTGTGGGAAAAGTATTGCTTTATTTGGTGTGATACAAACCCTAAAGTCAAATCGTGGTCATCCGAAGAAACCATTATCCCATATTATTATGAGGTTGATAAAAAATACCACAGATATTTTGTCGACCTTAAGATTACATATACAGATGGAAGAACCGTACTCATAGAAATCAAACCAGATAAAGAAACAAAACCACCAACAGGTGAACGTCGGACAAAACGATATATTAATGAAAGTCTGACCTATGTCAAAAATATGAATAAATGGGAGGCGGCAAATGAGTTCTGTAAGGACCGTGGTTGGGAATTCCATATTTGGACCGAACAGACACTCCAAGAGATGGGACTATTAACCAAACCTATGCCTGGCAAATTAAAGAAACCATTAAAAAAAATGGCACCTTATCGTAAAAAGAAACCACGTAAGAAGTGATAAATAACATTATGTCAAATTTATTTCAGAAACTAGAACTTGAAGCTTTTCGTGCAGGTATTACACCACGGACAAAAGAGTCGCGTGATTGGTTCCGTAAAAAAGCTCAGAAATTGACACGAATCAATCGTGATCGGCTAATGGATGATAATCAGTTAAAACAACAAAATGATCAAGTTGTTGGCAGTATGTACATGTTTTTTTATGATCCAAAAACAAAAGATACATTACCATACTACGATAAATTTCCATTGTCAATTATTGTCGGTCCAGCCAAAGATGGTTTTTATGGGCTAAACTTGCATTATTTACCACCGGTTTTACGTGCAAAATTTTTAGATGGGTTACTGGATATCACTAACAATAAAAGATATGACGAGACAACGAAGTTTCAGCTGTCCTACGGTATGTTACAAAGAACAGCTAGAATGAGATATTTTAGTCCGTGCTTTAAACATTATTTGTCCAAGCACGTAAAAAGCCAATTTGCACAAGTTCAGGCACCGGAATGGGAAATTGCTACATTTCTTCCAACTGCGTCGTTTGAAAAGGCAAGTGCTCAACAAGTTTACAAAGACTCGAGGCGTATGCTCTAATGCCAACGATTGACGAACTAAAAGGAATGGCATCATCCAAACTTGGATTTGCCAGAACAAATAACTATTTGGTGGAATTACCATCACTATCAGGTGGTATCGGTAGTAGTTTATTTGGCGGATTGCCTATATCATTGCCAGATCCAAGATCATTTATCCCAAGTATTCCAGGATTAACACCACCAAGTAATCCAGGCAGTAGGGAATTAAATGTTCTGTGTAAAAATGCATCATTACCGTCAAAGCAAATAACAACACTTGATCGTCAGATTGGTATGGTCAATGAAAAGATTGCAAATGGTTATGCAGTCAGTGAGGTATCATTAACATTTTATATGTTGAATGACTATGGTGTCAAAAATTATTTTGATACATGGCGCAGTCTCATTTTAAATGAGGATACAAATGAAGTAGGTTATAAAAAGGATTATGCAAAAAGTGTAAAAATACATCAGCTGAGAAAACCACAAATTGGACGATCAGCAAGTCTTGGCCCATTAAGTATTAATGTAGGTCTTGGTGGTGGAAGTGTATATAGTGTGGAACTTATAGAAGCATTTCCATTAAATACTAGTTCAATTGAATTTTCAAATGAACTGGATGGATTGATTGAATTTAATGTAAGTTTATCTTACACAAATTGGAAAACTGTGAGCGCATCACAGAAATTTATCAATATTGACATTGGATTTTAATGACTGGAGTAAATAATGGCTTTACCTAAACTAAATACTGCGCCAAAATATGAATTGACAGTACCATCAACACAACAAAAATTAAGATTTAGACCATTTTTGGTCAAAGAGCAAAAGGTACTACTTATTGCTTATGAATCACAGGACAGAAGACAAATTGTCCAATCGGTTTTGGATATTATTGAAGAGTGTGTTGAAAATGTAGATATAAAAACATTGACCACATTTGATGTTGATTATATATTCACAAAAATTAGATCGAAAGCCGTAGGCGAGAAAATTAATGTTAATTTAAAATGTAAAGAATGTAATACACAGAATGAAATATCAATTGACTTGGATACAGTTAATGTTGAAGTGATAAAACAACAAATGGATATTAAAATTAATGACCAAATTTCATTAAAAATGAAATATCCTGATTATGACTATTTTTTAAAGCATGATTCAATTTTTGAAAATAATTCAAAATCTGAAATATTAACACAATTGGTTGCATCATGTATTGAATCAGTTCAGACTGATGATGAAAATTTAAGACTTGAAGATGAATCAATGGAAGAAGTGGAAACATTTATTAATTCACTGTCTGCCAGTCAATTTAATGATATTCAAAGTTTTATTGAAAAACTACCGAAGATTAAGAAAGATGTTAATTTTAATTGTATAAAATGTGGATCTGAAAATAATACTTTACTACAAGGACTTGACGATTTTTTCTAATAAATCTCTCCCATGAAACATTGGAAAATTATTTTCAGGTAAATTTCCAATTATTACAAAATTTTCATTATTCGTTACACGAAATTGAAGATATGTTACCTTGGGAGAGAGAGATATATTTGGCTTTATTAATGAATGATATTGAGGAAAAAAATCAAAGGGCACAACAAAACAGATAAGGATTTAAACTTATGGCGACTCTAGCCGAAGTTAATCAAACGCTTCAAGGCCAAACTGAAAGCCTAAAAAACATAGACGATAATGTCGATAAAATATCCGATCTATTAGGTTTTAGACTAGAAGCAGAAAAATTAGATCGAATTGAACGTGAACGTGAAGCAGCGGCCGCGGCTCGAAGAGCAACAGGATTAGATCTTAAATCTGGTGAAACTGTAACAAAAAGTGATGAAGGATTTATATCCAGAGTTGGTGGAACAATCGGTGGATTTTTACGAGGTCTTGTAACCAGTGGACTTGCCGGAGCCGGTATTTTGGCAGCAGGCCTTGGATATCTAATAAGTGAAGTTGGTGATTTTGATGGCGCTGCAGTAAAGGAAAATGTTCTTCAACTATTATCAATTAAAGAGCATTTTGATGATAGTATGCTTAACTTTTTTGCTTCTGGTGGTGCATTTGCGGCCACGATGGGATTTATAGCGATAGGGTTGGCAGCGTTTAGTGGTGCTGGAATCATTGCAGCTGGCGCAAATAGAATAGCAGATTGGTTACAAGTTGGTTGGGCTCAAAATGTTGTTGATAACGTTGCAACTTTACTATCAATAAGCGAAATTCCTGCAGTTCAACAAGGAGGATTTTTAGGTATTGGTTTTGCCGGTGTAATGGCCGAACTTGCAGCAGGCTTGGCAATATTTGCCTTAGGTAAAGGTGCCAATTTTGTTGTTGATGGTGCTGACAAAGCCTTACAAAAATTTGCTGATGAAGATAATTTTGCCGATAGAGTTTACTATCAGGTATCTAAATTATTATCAATCCTAGATTTACCTGCGGTTAAAAATCAGTCAGGCTTAGGTACTGGTTTTGCCGGTGTAATGGCCGAACTTGCGGTAGGATTGGCAACTTTTACCTTAGGTAAAGGAATTGATATTGTAGGAACAACATTTGATAAGATTCTTGGTTTCTTTACTGGCGAAAAATCATTTGCTGACAGAATTTATAATCAGGTATCCAAATTATTATCAATCCTAGATTTACCTGCGGTTAAAAACCAATCGTTTGCGGGTATGGGTTTTGCTGGGGCCATGGCTGAAATTGCGGCAGGTATTGCAGCGTTTACTGCAATTA